GCGTCATGACATCTGCGCTTTGAACGTAATGGATGTCAAACAAGGCGCTCTGGCCATACGGCGAGACCACTTCGTAAGGGATCGGGGGGATAGAACCCGTCACCAAAGTCTGCCCATTCGTGTGAAAGCGGATATACCCCGCACCCAACTCAATCACCATCGTCTGATCGGTGTTATAGACAAACGGGATGAGGCGAGCGACACCATTGTTTTTTGTCGAGTTCACATAAGCGAAACCAGGCCGGTTCTCCGCTGGACCTTGTGGGGTAGCGATGAAGTTACGCATGGTTGCCGCGCCGGTCTGGAACTTGGCATCGTCGATGCGCCCGAACATGGCGGGGGAAATCTCGCCACCGGCAAATGATCGGCTGTAGGTCTTCGTGTTCGCCATTTATCGACCTACAATCCAGGGTGTTGCTACATGTGGTTTGATCTGGCGCTGGTTCGCGTCTGAAGATTCTGCCTGCCCTTTGATTACATTGAACATCTGCATGCATCGAACAGCCTGCGCAGCGCCCGCATCTCCCTTGATCATCGGACCAGCCAGCATCGAAGCCAGCTTCCACGCCAGAGCTTCGGTGAACAGTCCGGAGAACTTGGTCGTATCCGAGACGTCGAAGGTATAGCGCGCTACCGCGTCACAGACATCTGTGAGGATGACGAGCTGGCCGTTGAATGTCTCGATAGAGAATGGTTGCGGCGTATAGATCGAATCAGCCGAAGGTGGGAAGTATCCCGCCGGCCATTGAATGAACCCATCGGGCGCGCATGCACGCTCTGAGTAGTCGCTTATTGCCTCTTTCGGCAGGATGGAAATCACGCTCAGAGCATTGCTCGGCATGGCATAGGCATAGCGCCACATAGACCAGGGGTTACTCACCAGAGCGAGATAGGCGCGGGTTGAAGCGAAGTCCCATGCAGCCTGCTCAATCGCGGATGTGCGTGCGATGGGATAGAAGCGCGCACAGTGCTGGGCCTGCGCCGAACCGTCAGGCGGGCTCAAACTGGAAACCGTTGCGGGATCGCCGAGGTTGGCTAACGCTAGATTTGCGATATCAACGGCACTTGCCACGCTTCACCTCTTTGGTAATGAAGAAAAGGGCCGACGCGATAAAGCCATCGGCCCCCTTGTGCTTCCTCGCTTGCGCTAGGAGCCTTTCTTTTTGTCGTCATCCTCTTCGAGAAGAGAGATCAGCTTCTTGTCTTGGGCATTCGGGGCGAAATCAATATCGCGTTCAGCAAGCTCTGCTTTGAGTTCTTCCCGAGTGAAGTCGTCATACAGACCATCCTCGCCCTTACCTTTCGCCTCTTCCTTCTTGTCGAGGTACTCGAGGTGCTTATGCTCCGGTCCCTCGTAATCGAAGACTTCGCCCTCTGCGCGATAGCCTTGCGATCCGAGGTAGACGGCGCGTTTCGCTTTGACCTGTGCCATCGTCATTCCTCCTTAGGCGACCGAGAATCCGGACTGCCGAGCGATGTTGCGCTGGATGGTGTTGCTGACATAGGCGTCGAACTTGCCAGCAGTCAAGACAGCGGTTCCGATGCGATAGGCAACACGCCAGTAACGGCGCATTCCGGGAGGCGGCTGCAGCTGTAAGATCACCGCGCCCAGAGTTGCATTGGCTACCGCAGTTACCGGACCAGATGCCACATCGGCAAAGGTCGCGTTATCTGCGGAGTCCTGCAGCACTGCCTGGATGGTTGCCGAACCGCCGGAGGTTGCCGTGGTGTTCACGGTGACATTGACCCACAGGTTTTCACCCGTCTGCCCGTTGTCTCCCTGACCATTCGCGCCGCCGTTGTCGTAGACGTTGGTGCTCGCGGTGTCGCCGGTCGCAGTGACCGTCTGAGCCGCAGAGAAGATGATTTCCGAATCAAGCATTCCCATGTTCTTATTCCTCTTCTTTCTGCGGTCTCTTAGACCACTCGCGTTTCGGTTGCAAGGATCTGATCGACCGTCAGGACAGGAACACCCTGGAAGATCAACTGGCCACCCTTGATGCCGGTTCCCGATCCCGCCACACTGCCGGCAGTCACGCGACCATACTGGTCGACCGCCTGAGTGAACGAGAGCGCGTTCTGGCTCTTGTCGAGAGCGCCGATGGACAGCATCTCCTTGACCGTGCGGCTGGCGAGGAAGGTCGGCGTTCCCATACCCATGGAGGGGATGCGAGCCAGAGCCCTGATCATCAGCTTGTTGATCCAGGTTGCTTGGGTGATTGCCTGCGTGCCGGTCTGTCCAGTGAGGTCGCTCACATCGATGTTGGCGATGCGAACGGCATAGCGCCAGTCCTTGACGTGCAGACCATACTTCCACTGCCAGCGCTCTGCATAGGCGCGGTAACGATTGTTGCTGGAGTCGAAGGCATCAATCAAGCCCAGATCCTCCTGCAGCAGTCCAGCCTTCGATCCCTTGGGATAGATGCCGGTGACCGTTTCCGCTCCCCAGACCACGAGCCACACCGAAGTGTTGTCCGTGCTGGTTCCGCCGGCGTCGATAACGTTCTGGCTGCTAGGGTTTGAAGCCGACAGCGAGTTGTACCGCGGGGTCAGACCGAGGATTCCATCCTTGTTGGTGGTGGTATCGCCGTACATGACCTGGTTGGCAAAGGTCTGGTTCATCGATTCGATGAAGGCCAGAGCCTCACTCATGCGGAAGGCTGAGGTATTGCCGTTGAGCTCGCAGATGTCCTGGTCGATCTCGTTGCGGCCTTCCTGCATCGCGCAAACATCCTCGATGGTGGCGCGGCCGGACTTCGAGACGGGAACACCTTTGTAGAACTCACGCAGAATCACAGTCGGGAGGCCTGCGCGCACAGCAGCCTTGTGGCCGGTGGGAAGGTTGCCCTCGATAAAGTTCATCTGCTGGATGAGTTCGTTGGACTGGTTCAGGAGTTCGGCTACTGTAAACACCTTCCCCTGAGGGTCTAACGACTTCGCAATGTCGATCAGGGTTGCGTGCCCTGCTATGGACGGAAGATTAGCCATGTCTCACTACTCCTTTTTCATCGTTGGATAGAGGACATCCGCCGGATTCACCGCAACCTTGGGGTTGGGGTTTCCGGAAACGAACGAATCCTCGCTGATTGCCTTACCAGCCCGCACAAAGGCCCGAATAACTTCCGGGTGATTGCCAAGACCGGTATCCTCGAACAGCTTGCGCAGCTCTGGAGTAGCAAAAGCGTCGTAGGCTTTCTTGGCGATCCCAAGGTTCTCCTGCAGCTTGTCGCCGCCGATTTCCTTGTCTGCCTTGGTGGATTCAGTCCACCCGTTTTTCAGCTCTGCGATTTGCTCCTGCGTGCGGCTGGCCAATGCTGGCGCAACCTTGTCCAATAGCTTTTGCGCGGCGTCCTGCGTAAGGTTGGCTTCCTTTGCAGCTTCGGAGAAGGAGCCGATCAGAGTAGCGTCGTACTCATGGCCTTCAGGTGCCTTGAAGTCGTAAGACTCCGGCGCTCCCTCTACCTTGCTCTCTGCTGGTTTCCCATCCTCTGGCTTGGAGCCCTCAGATTCTGTCTGAGTCTTTGCAGGTTCACCTTGCTGTTGCTGCGTGCTCGGTACTTCCGTGGCCGTTGCCAGGAGAGTAGCGGGCGCCTCAGTTGCGGAGGTGGCTTCAGTGGTTTGATTGTCCGTTGCCGTCGTCTCTGCCATTCTTGACCTCTCGCACCATAACCGGATAAAGCTCTGGGCAAGTCAGCATGACGGAGTTCAGCAGCTTGTTTCCGTAGTTTCTGTTCCCTTCAGCAAAGGCCATTTGCATAGCATTTGTGTTGAACGAAATACGGTATACCCCTGCCTCTTCCAAAAGACGCCAAACAATCCGGCGCCCCCGCTTACTTCCCATGAGCCATTTCAGGTCTTCGTTCTCAACCTCTTGGACAAGCCGCCGTTTGGCTTCTAGCTCTGCCTTATTGCGCTCTTGTCCACGCAGGTCTGTGGGATCGAAGGTGCTCACAATGGTGAAGGTAGCGTGGTGATTTCAAGTTATGGGTCTATTTCCCGTAGAGAGTGCCGGCTGCACGAGTCATTGCGCTCGAGCCATCATCGATGGCCATGTCGGTCACCTGAAGATCGACGCTGGTGTCTGCTTCGCCCTGTCCTGCATAGGAGCGGACTGCGGACACTTCGACCTCAGCAATGATGCGCATCTTCGTGCCGATTGTGGGAAGAGTATCGATGTTGAGCTTCTTCAACGACTCGTTATCGAGCGTGAGGCAAAGGCCCCAAGGATATTTCGGGGCTTCAGCCTCGGGAGATACTTCCTGTTTTGCCTCTGCGGCCGTGAGTTCCATGTTGATGAGTGTGGTCATTGTTGCGTACCCCCTGTGGTGTAGCCGCTGAACTGCGACATGAGATCCTGAGCAGCATTGCCTGGTCCCGTCGTAGCAACAGAGCCCAAGTTGCTGGCCGTCTTCGACATCTGCTCCATTGCTGCCGACTTCGCAGCAGCTGCCTGTGCGTCTGCGCGCTTCTGACGGATGATCGCGACCTGGTCGCTGGCCACAATCAACCGTGGATCCACCCCTAGCATGTCGCTATACTCGTCTACCCATGTGTCTGCGTCGAACTTATCGAGCACATCCGGTTTCATCTGGGCCACTACGCCGAGGTTTCCGACCATGCGATCAATTCCGTTTACGCCAATGGCTCGCTGGGCCTGTGCCAGCATGGAGATCATCTCTACATTCAACTCCATACCTTGCATCTCATCCGGAGCCGGTGGGATCGCTCCAGCTTCGATCATGTAGGAGAACGTGGAATCGATCAGCGGATAGAGCAGTTCGTTGTCCAGGCGTTCTAGCACCGGGCCAAGCATCAGCATCTTCTCTTCCTGCCGCATTGCCACTTCGGTGGCTGTCATGCGCACATCAGAGGAGTTAGCCAACATCAGGAACAGGTCAGAGAAGAACGTCGAATTGATGCGCTGGCGCACGTCCTGAATGTCCTGAAGCAGGTAGTTGAGCTCCAGATTGACCTCGAACATGCTCTCAATCTTGCCTGTACTGCCACCATCTGGGTAGAAGGTGACGCCACCAGGTAGCCGCTCGATATCCCTGTTCTTCATACTGCTGGGCGCTGCCAATGGAGGGTTCGTTTTGTAGTCGATCGCCTGAGCTTTGCGTAGCTGCTCATGCTGCAACTGCTTGATATCGCCTAGGGCTTCCATACCCGGCGAGTTGCCGTAGATGTCGCCGCCGGACAGATCCCACCGCGGCGCTACACCAGGAAAGCGCTTGAATCCGCTCTCACGCAGGAACTTGCCCTCGTTGCCGATCTCGAAGTAGTAGCTGGCCCACTCCATGTTCTTGGCGTCCTTCTTGGACGGGTCGCGATCAGCGCGGGGCTCTATGGCATGGATGATGGTTACCCAAGCGTCAAGGCCGTTGTTGTTGTAAAGACTCTGCACCGTCTGCGAGCAGTTGGCGTAGCCGAACTCTTTGACGATCTCTGATACCTGCTTCTGAAACTCGCGATAGAGGGTGCATACGTTGCCCTGCCAGTCTGTGGCGATGCAGTATTCCCCACAGGTAAGGGAGTACTGGTGGATCACGGTATCGAAATCGGGAAGGATGATGGAGGCCGCAGTGCCGAACGCTCCTAGCTCGCCATAGATCTGATGTAGGGCTCGGTAGGTGTTCGACTTCTGGAAGACCATGTGCATACGCCGCGAGACGTCATCCAGCCAGATCTTCACTGGCTGATAGGCGTTCATGTCTGGGTCAGGTGTGCCGAGACGGAACCACGGACGCGCAGGGCTGGTAGCTCCCGACATCATGCCGGCGCCAAGTGTGCGGAGGGCTCGGGTTGCTGTGTTGTCGTAGATGTTGCCATTCCGCCGGTTGCCGCGGTCGCGATCCTGGACGAAGAATCGGCCATTGCGCGGGAGGAGATAGGTGCTCAGCTCCTGCCAGTGACCCATCCATGACGAGCGCTCTGTTTTGAGAGCTGTCCATCGCTGGAGCAGTTGCGTGCGCTTTTTGGAGACCTCTTGATCCGTCATGCCCTAGCCTCCAAGTAACGTGCTTCCCTTGCCAAGATTCAGGCCAGATGGATCGATTCCCCCAGGCCCTGTAAGCATGGTGCTGGACTGGCCCGCATTGCCTGCTGTAGCTGCGCGGGCGAGGATGGACGCTACATCCGGAGTCTTCTGGTTCACCGCGCCCTGAGCTACCTGACTCTTGCGTTGATTGGACAGGCTCGCGGATTCCGCCTTCTGCTGTGCTGTGTTCTGCTGCTTCAGCGATTGCTGCTGCGCGTCCTGCTGGTCGCCACCGGCCTTGATGGCATAGGCAGTGCTGCCGACTGCTGCCGCCGCTCCAACTCCCGCGATGATCGTAGCTGCTAGAGCTCCTGACATGCCTATTCTCCTGTGATCACGACTACGTCCCGAGTGCTGCGGCGAGACATCAGTCTGTCAGCATCATCGGTAAACTCGCGCTCGGCTTCCTCTACTGTCTTGGCCTGCGTTGGGAAGATCATCGTGAGATCGACTGGGGTCCGCGCTACAAAGGCCTGCTTGCGTCCCGCGCTTGCGGGAATGACGCCATAGCCTTCAAAGTCTACCCACTCAGTGCCAATCAACACATAGGCGTTACCGCTGAACACCAAGAGTGTAGGAATCTTGATCAGTGCTCCGGTGATTATGGTCCCACCATCCAAATGGATCGTGCGCGAATACATCCCCCCATGCAGAACATGATGAGTAGAGAGATCAATCTGCTCCGATGCTTCTACGAGCGCCTCAACCATGCGAACGGCCATCATGGCAGCAGCTCCGGACGGAGGCACAGAGAGGATGTCCCGAGCTAAAGAATTCACGCTGGCCTCGACGTTAGCCAAAGTCGCATAAGTCGACTCAGGGAAGCCATCCGGCATTTCTTCTTGGCTTGTCATGCCATCCTCGCAAGGTGTCCAGCAAAATCGAAGCGCGCAAGCATATCGAAAGCCTCTTCAAAAGACCGGGCTCCTGTTTCCCACATCTGGCCGTCGGCATCCTCAAACTGGACGCGATGGCCAAACTCAGCAATAGGAACCAACCATGCATTAGCTTTCGTTCCATACTTTTCCTGTGCCTGCTGATTTGCTTGCTCTACTGTCATGGCAGCCTCCGGCAAAAGACGCTATTGGTGCGCTCATACTCCGGGCGTCCACCAAACGAATCCTCAAGAGCTCCACCGGCTGGGGCGCTGTACAAGATGACCACGCATCCAGAGGCACCAGCAAAGGCCTCGATAGCCCTAATAAGCTGAGCGCTCCCGAATCCACCGCGGTACTCCGCATCGACAAAGATGCTCTCAACCGTGGCTACGAGCTTGCCGTAGTGAGGGAGGACTGAGGTCAGTACGGATGCGAAGCCGACAACCCGAGGCCCGTCATAGAGCCCAAAGCACTTCATCAGGCCTGAATCTTCCATGACCTGGTACATCTGAGTCTGGGGTGCGGGCTTGCCGATCGCGGGGATACAGCACTCTTCAGCATAAGCAGCAAACAGCGATTCCCCGCCGAGAGCGGAGAACAGGTCAGCAGCACGTACTGGAAGCACACGAAGCACTGCCCGATGGTAGAAGTGCTTATGCTGGGTTATGGGTCTACATCCGAGCGTAAGGGTCGTAGTCGCGCTGAGTCTGACGCTTGGGCAGCCTCACATCTCCCATGTCGCCAGGCATGTCAGGCAGAGCGAAGGTCAGGGCAAGCGCATCCGCGAGGTCTGGCGACTTGCCCAGCCGTTTCTTGATCTGGTCCTTGGACTCAATCTGCAGCTTGCCATTCGGGGCAAAGAAGTATGTTGGGCTGGTAAGTTCCCCGATCAGTTCAGGGATGGGAGGCAAGCAACCACCGGCTTTGACCCATTCGGCCATGCTCCACCACATCTCGGCACGCTTGTTGTAGAACCGAGGGTTGATGGATGCACCATTGAACTCGACAGCCACAGGCGAATGACCGTTGGCGCGCATCACGTCGACAGCACCATGGGCCCAGCCTACCGTGTCATCAAAGAACTCCATCTCCGAGTTCCACTCGGCCTTCTTATTCATGACCGTGCCGGCAATAGCCACGCTGACGGCCGAATCCCGCTTGTGACGCTGGACTATGGGCTGGAAGGCCACAAGGCCCTGACGCGGGAAGGTCACAGTGCGGTCATCACCGAAGCGCGCAACGTCATTGCCCAGCCGCTTCTGCGCCCACTCATAGGAGCCAGGCACAGGCCGTCGACCGATGGCAGCCTCGACATCCTCAATTGACAGCAGCGCATTGATGGCGCCCGATGGGAACTGACCGAGGATGTAGGCCATTACCCAAGGATTCTCACGCCCATAAAGCTTGATCTGCTCGGCTGCCCACTCGATATCGACGCGAGGTGTGCGCTTGGGATCATCCGGGTCAGCCGTGATGCTGATCACTTCCCACTGGTCCCGGTTCTTTGTGCTGACCTCGTACAGCAGCCCGGTCTGGCTTGTGGTGTTGCCCGCAGTCAGGATGCAGCCATCCTCGCAGCTGGTAAGGCCCTGCTCAGCCGAGCGCATCATCTGGGGTGGAATATCGCCAGACTCATCGATCAGGTAGAACGGGAAGCGCGAGTGCATACCAGACAGCGTGCGCCCGATCGCATCCATGTCCGCAGTCTTGGACCAGCCCTTTGCCGCGAGGAACCACGTCTCGGGATGATCCTTGGCGAAGATACGCTCCTTCTGCCATTGAAACGCATGAAGCAAGAACGGGCTTTCGTTCTGCCAACGTGCCAGCTCAGCCCAGAGGTTATCTCGCAGGTTGTCAGAGGTGATCGAGACTGCGGCGCCTTTGGGATGCTCATTCTTGGCCGCAAAGCAGGTAAGGCGATGCCATCCAGCCCATGCGAGCAAAGCCGTCTTGCCAGGGCCAGCGCAGGCTTTCATGGCAATACGCTTACGTCCAGGCTTGCCGAGATGAGCGAGGGTGTCAGCCTGCCATGCGTCCGGCTCGACTTTGAACACCTCGCGCACGAACTTGATGGGATCGTGCTTCCATTCCCTAAGCTTTGCGGAGGCTTGTAACTGAGCGTCTGTCATTCACTCGACTCGCCCTCATGTCCAGAGGTCAGAAGCGTCTCAAGCGTAATCCGCCCGCCATGATCAACTTTCTGGGTCACCTTGCCCTCAACACGGTCAAGAACCTCTTTGAGCGCAAAAATGTCGCCCTTCAGTGTGGCCTGAATAGACTTGAACGCAACGAACTGGCCGAATGTTGGCTTCTCTCCCATTACCAGTTTCATCATCAAGAGTTCCTGTGGGCTGACTCTATCCAGCAATTCCTTAGGAACTTCCATCTCAAGCTGGTCGCGCAAATAGTCCGTAACAGGCGCACGCTTAGGCCGTCCACTCGGATTTCCCGACTGTCCCGGCTTATAAGGGATCAAATTCTCTGTTTTACCTCTGTTACCTGTGGCCATACCATGTCCCTTTAGGCCTGCGCTTGTGACTGGCAATAGTTCTGCCCAAGACGGCTGCTCTCTTCGCGGGTCTGGTAGAAGTTCTCCCTGTCAATCTGAGCAGCAGCGAGAACAATCGACGCCTTGTCGCTAGAGGAGATAGCAGCCTCGAAAGCAGATTCCAATGCCGCCATTCGTTCTTTGTGAGTTCCAAGCTTCATAGGGTTTATTCCTTCCTGTTCACTCTAGCGTTGCGTGTGCGCTGTGACGAGCAAGCTCGCCTCGCGCTTCGCGTAGCTAGAGCGTAACTGCTCTGTCAAGGAGTTATGGGTCCGCTCAACCCGTTTCCACGTGCTCGCCCTCTGGGTCCGGTAGGTGTAAGAGCAGATCTTCTTGATCGTGTTGACGCTCAGTTCGAAGTGGCTCGCGATCTCTTTGTACGTCCAGAAGCGATACTCGCGAAGGTCGCGGATCTTCTCGACAGTCTCATCCGAGATGCGCGCCCGATGGTGAGTTTCACCGATGCGCCAGCCTTGCTCGTTGTATGCAACCAGGATTGTCTTCACGCTTACCGCTGGCTGCATAGATGGCCTCACTTCCAGTAGTGGCTTATGATTAGAACCGCGGCTGCACCGGCGGCACCTAAAGCCCAATTGATAACCCGCACAGAGTGCCTTGCTACGGTCATGCCGCCCTTGCCTTGGTTCATGGTGTCTACGAGCGTCCCGAGAGTCTCTCTCATACCCTTGAGCTCTTCTTTGTTCTCGTTATGCAACGGAAGCATCCAGTCCTGGTACCACTTCCGGATTCCCTCGCTCACCCTTGAGTCAATGATGTGCATGAGTACCT